GGATTTCCCTGCGGTTTCGTTTCCCCTGTAACGTTTGTTCCCGAGATGGAAACTATCAAGTATGTTTGGGACAAGGTCGGTCGCATAGGTCCCAATGGTTGGATTAGTTCGAATGATGTGTGGGTGAGCTATAACAAGCTCTCCATCACTGATACCGTACGTCGTCCAAAACCAGTAGATCTGTTTGCGAATTCGACCCGTCGCTCCGTAACGAAAGATAGTCTAATCGGAGGCACATTCCGCCGTGATGCAGGCTTCGGCATGCAAGACGTTTACAATTTGCGAGAATACTACTCGGCCAGTCCCATCGGGAACCTTGCCAGCAATCCTTGGATGGCTGATTGGGCTCCCCTTGAGGGCCGGCTTCGTGGTAAGATCAAGAACCAGAACGTCAACCTGGCGGTCACGTGTGCTGAGTACAGGCAAGCATGTTCTATGTTTGCCGGTATTATCAGTACACTCGTTACAGCCTTCCGTGCGTTCCACCCGAAGTACGCTGTTGGTAATGCGTTAAGCATTATTGCCAGAGACCGAGCAGTTGACGTCAGGCGCACCGCCAAAGATCGAAACAACGACTGGTTACAATTCCAGTATGGGATTATCCCAACGTTGCAAGATCTCTACGGTGTAACTGATGCCATTGCTGCCCGCGTACAGGATGGTATCCCGATGTACTTGTACCTCAGCGATAAAGATGCGAAAACACACGCGCAGTCGTATGGGGGGTCATACCCCTACACTTCTACTGGTGTCGCGTCCTACTCTAAGAGGCTCAAATGTCGGTACATCATCCGCGATGCGTCGTTAAAAACGCTCGCTCAGGTGGGTATTACAAACCCGGCCGCCACTGCATGGGAGCTGATTCCTTACTCTTTCGTCTTCGACTGGATCATACCAGTTGGCGGATATCTAGAGTCTCTGGACGCCTTGATTGGCGTTGAGGAATTAACTGTGCAGCGGTCCACCAAGCAAATCGTTGGCGTTGAGTCCGTCGGGAAGTATGGAACGGTTCTCGGTTTTTGGGAAAAGCGCGAGCGCTATACCAACACTGGGTCCCTATCCCTACCCCCACTGACTTATCAACCATCGACTAGCCTAAAGGCCGTTCTGAATGGGCTCTCTCTTCTCGCTCAAATGCGGTTGTGATCCTATCTTCCTAACTTTCTGGAGTTAAAACATGTCCCAAGTGACTTCCTCCCTCACCATTAACAATGGTGAAGCCACCCCTGTGGCAAAGACCTTTGCACCTATGCGCGTTGCTCCTGACGAGAGCATCTTCACGGAACGTTCGAGCGGCGTCTCGGCAGGCTTTACTCGCCTCCGAGTCGCTACCTCGCCCGCGAAGAATGGTCGGCCCACGAACCGTATCGACTATGACCTCGACTATCCAGTCTTGGCCACAGTAAACGGCGTGAGCACTGTTGCTTATACTCTCCGCTTCAAAGGCTACTTCGTCATCCCTGATGTCGCGACCGCAGCTGAGCGTGCAAACCTGG